ATAAATTTCTTTTCTGCATAATCTAATTCTCTACTTACCTCTAGTGTTGCCATGAGTTCTGGCATAGATAGTGATAATTCTAATTCGTGATAGTCTTTCCAAATACCCAGCAAAAATACCTCTGACTCTAATTTAGCAAGGTCTAGGTCATCCCAACTAGAACCGCTTTCTACAGCCTGATCTTTTACTGGCTCTTCAGATTTTTTGTTAATTCTAATTCCAGCAGATACATCTAAAACCTTATAAATTGTTGGCATGTCTATACTATCTTCAACATCTTCTACGCTTCCAGATATTGGTGGGTAGTATTGCTTCATACATACACGAACACACTCTACTAGGGCTGCTATGGCTTCATCATCATTTTTAGTTACCTTGACATTTTCAAATGCCTGCATAAATTCACGTAAATACTTAATCTTTAATGGCATTATTTCTAATTCTGTACCATCAAATAAATGTATTATTTCACTTTTATATACTGTAGTTGCCATAGAAATTCTATTCTACCATAAAACAACAAAGCCCACATCCGAAGACATGGGCTCTGATGTATAGTTAAACTATTAAGACAATAGGTCTCCGAAGGTACGATCAACGATCTTACCATATGAGCCTGAAGTATCTTCTGGTAGCAAACGGAAAGAAACTTCAAACATTGAAGCCTCATCACGCTTTGCTGAAACTGTTACGTTTTCGATTGACAAAGCACGGTATGCTGTGTAAACACGCTCCACGAATGGAGAATCTACGCAGTCACCTGTACCAGGTCCTACTGCAACAATTCCACGTTCTACTGGACATTCTCCGATATCTCCTCCAGATAAGTTCAAAGTCTTACCTGTGTGAGTTGCGACATTTCCAGTTAGCTCATCTGAATTAAATGCTAAAGCCAAGAGAAGGTTCTCAAGTGTAGCCTCAGCAAAAGCAGTTGCAAGATTAACTTGCATTCCCTGCTTGTAAAGTTTAGCAACGTCAAGAATTTGATCAACCTGTACTTCTCCGAAGTCAGGCTGGAACTGTAATTCAAGACCGTTCATGGTGTAACCTACGTTTGTGTATGCTGCATCATTTGAGAGAGTTTCTCTAAATGATACCTCAGTGCTAAACGATTCCAATGTGCTTGGAGTAAGGGTTGTATCTGCAACAAAAAGTGCTGCTGCACCAACGATAATGTTGGACGATGTTCCACGACTATATGCCATATTTTTCACCTCTTTCTATAATCTATCAAATAGATATTAAGTTGTTTGGCGTTTGTTTCCTCATTATAAGTATAACAGCATTTTTAAGTATAAATAGCGTCTAGAGGGTCTATCGTGTGATAGTCATATTGGACGATTATCTTATTACGATATATAGGCCTAGTTGAGCTTATAGCAGACTGAAGCTCTAAAAGATCTCTAGACTCATCAATCTGAAAAGTCCTGATATTATGAAAAAATACATCTTGAGAGGTTCTTGGGGTGATAAGCTGATTGTTAGATGCCCAGGCATTAACATCTTGAGCTGCAGAATCTTCTCTATCTAAGGCTGCATTTATAATTCTAATAGTAGCAAAGACCTTATCTTGTGGCCCATGGACTGTGTAGAGAACTTGCTCTCTTTTATGTCTATAGAACGAGTTTGGTCTAAACCTTGATAGCGTATCATAGGCTATAACAATTGGCAAAGTAGCATCTGTTGATAATATTTCTCCATAAATGTCATCTATGCTTGTTGACATTACTGGCATAAAAGGGCTAAAAGACTGTGAAGGGGTTACTACTTCAAACAACTTAAGCTGCTCTTCAAGGTACCCATTAATTTTAAGGGCTGGATAATATGTTTGCTGACCTATTGCTTCTGTGTCCATAGCTCTATTCTACACCAATCTTTGCATTAGCAATCCATCTAAATCCTGTTTCAATACCCTTTGATTTTCCAAGCCTTGATCCTGCACTAATATTTCTTTTAAATGCTGTTGGTCTGCTTATGTAGCTATAGATTCCAGAAGCCTGAAGTATTGACTGTTTGAAGTATTGCAGCATAAACTGATCAAACACTCTTTCAAACGAGCCCTCAACATAGTTTCCTCCTGGATTATCTATATCAATTTCTTTTGATGTAAATACTGTTTCTCCATTACTTTCAAATACTAATACATTAGATTTTCTTGGTCTAATTGTAACTGGAACTCCGTTTTCCATAATATATGCCTTATTATAAAACGGAACAGCTGAGCCACTTTTTATACTGCTGGATTGTCTAAAGGTGCCTGAAAGAGATAGACCTAAGTTGCTAACTGTATAATCTATATCAAACAATCTTGCTGATGGACTTCCTGTTTTATCCCATTCATAAATGTGATGTAATGCTTCTGGGTTTGATCTAGCAGAAGAGTCAACATATTGACCTAAAAGAATTATTGTTTCTTTTCCTAAATTATTTAAAAAAATTTTTTTACCACTTTTAACACCATCTATAAATCCAGCAGAGTACTCTACTATATTTAACATATGTTTTTCAAATGATGCTGTATTTAGTCTAACCCTCATTAGTCACCCACAGATTGGTTTTCTGCTCTACGCCAAAGCAGCTTATAATACTGTATATCTCCGAATGGTCCTACGAAAGGCTCGACTGTGCCAAACTCATATATGGTTGCTCTACCTGAACGTGGCCCTGTAGTTTCTTGATATATTGTTTGTCCCGCTGCATTTCTTATGTTGGTGGCTAATATATTAGTCATTGCATTATTAGCTTGTTGTGAAGAGACTCTGGGATCAGACTTTGTTCTTGCGACTAACTTGCCATTATTTTGTAAAAATATTTCTGGTTTAATTTCTTCTGTAGAAGCACCGCCTACTGGTGTTGCATTACAAACAATAGTTCTATCATATATCCATGACTTTTTTGGTTGACCATATTCATTTTGCTCAATTGTTGCATAATATAGGTCAGCCATCATTGGGTAGATGAAGTCTGTTGCTTCGCAATCCATTACAACATCCTTGGACCGATAGCTGGAACAATGTACTTTGCTAGAATCTTGTCAACTAAAATATTTCCAGTTCCTTCAAGCATTGATTTATCATACTCAATCTGGAACTGATCTGTTCTGTAGCTCTTGACATATCTCTTGTAGTAGTCTAGCTTGCCACAGTCAATGTCATTAATAAGCATTCTTGTTGCATCTTGAATGTCATATGGTACTACTCTGTATCCCGCCTCAATTTGGAAGATATAGTCATGTCCTTCCATAAATCCAACAGTTCCACGAACTGTATAAGTGTTTCCACTATCTTCTGTATCAAACATTGCAAAAGAATCAGAAGGTGCGATTGTATACCTTGATGGTAATTTTTCTGCACGATTAACAGAATCGGTAAAGACTACTGGATCTTTGGTAATAGCTGTTTTATCTTTTGTAATTAAATAATTATAATCACCAATAGCTGGTGTTGCTAGTGATGAGTCATAGACAAGCTCAGCATTTTCATATACTTTTAAAATTTTATTAATTCTAGACCATACTGGAATATAGTCTGTCCCCTCACCAACAACCTCTACAAAGATCTTTTTATTATAAAATCCACCAGTAATATTGTCGATAATTGTTCTTGCAAGATTTTCATGTTCTGTGAACTTGGCTATTTCTGATGCCGTTGTTCCAAGGGTACTTGGATCAATATATGGTCTAGTAATATCTAGATTATCTTCAACTACTGGCTCATCTGCAAGAACACCATCAGATATTTCTTCATAAATAGAAAGATAGTAGGACTTGTCATATTTAGAAAATTCTACAGGAAGCTCTAGAGTTACCTTACGACCAACTGTTGATGTAATAACTTCTTCTATGATGTTTTGGTTTTCAACATCTTCAATGACAAACACATATGGGGTACTTGCGTCTGGCACAGAGTATGTAACAGATATTGGGTATGGTGGAATTCGTAAAATCTGCATAATTATTTACCGTAGTATGATGCTACTTCTTCAGGTGACGCTATGCGTACACACTTATGAGTAATCATCTTTTCCGATGCCTCCTTTGAGACTATGTTGTATCCTACTGAAAGCGATCCTATCTCATTCCAGTGAATATTTCTTGTTGAGTATAAGGCAACTTTTTCTGTCTTATCTTCTTTTTTTTCTTTAGCTTCTTCTGCTTTAGGGTCATTTGGGTGAAAGCTTGCGATAACTTCTAATATTTCTAATTTGGTTGTTACCCCAAATAAATCAATATTATTTTTTTTAGCGTATGACTTTAATTCCATTACTGTTTTTTTTGATAAATCTTCCATAGTTAATTTCATTTTATCTCCTTATGTATACCTGTAATTATACCAGAGTTATCTTCTTAAAGTCTGTGCTCTTCTAATTCCAGAAGGTGTACCGTAAGTAATTATGTTTGTACCAAAGTTAGCGGTTGGAATACAACCTAGAGCATCGATTTCTGATATTATTCCATTGGGACCAGATATAACTGTACCAGTTGATCCAGATGCTATGCATCCATTAGAGCTGTGATTATGTTCTTCTACTTCGCTTCCAGGGTACGACATTTATCTCCTTATACGACTAAGGAGGACAGTTTTTACGCTGCCCTCCTCAATCATCGTTTGATACTAATTAGGAATCAGTAGCATCTGCATCTGCATAAGCAACTGCATCAAGCTCTTCCCACTGAAGACCAAAGCGAACGAATACTGTGTATTCTACGGTATCCTTCTTTGGCTTGTATTCACGATTTACTGTGATATCTCTCTGGAATCCCCAAATACGGTTAGCTGGGAATGTCAAGTCGACATATCCTGCTGGGTAGTAAGGAACTTCCTGAACTGTGATTCCGAGAACACGTGTTGTACGTGCATCTCCGAATGTCTGTCCTGCACCATCAAGGTATGCCTGACGGTTTGACTGTGTGCTTCCTGGGATTTGACCCTGTACTGCTTCTGCAATTGCATCAGCAAGTGTACCGTTATTCTTTACGATACCCTGGAATGCGTCTGTACCTGCGTAGAACTTAAGGTTTGACTTAAGTGCACGATACTTACGTGGCATTGCCAAGATAATGTTCTGCATAACGTTTGGTGTCCACTCGTTGTTTGCAACAGTAACTGCTGCCTCATGAGCTGCATTACCTTGTACCTGGTTTACCTGTGGAACGAATCCTGTCATGATTGAAAGGAACGGATCATTGCCTGCTCCTGTACCATTGATAGCAAGATCTTCAATGTCGTTAGCGAAAGCATTGGTCATCAAGCGAACTAGATGATCTTCAAGTGCTGCACCTTCGATATTGTCCTCAAGTGCTTCTGTTGATACTTCCCAATCGAGACGAATCTTCTTTGTAGTAAGTTCAACCTTTGTAAATGTAGCACCTGCGTTTGTGAAATCTGGCTGAGCCTGAGCAGCAGCACGGATTACACGCTCACCAACGTTGACCTTCTCGATCTCCATTGTGTTAGCTCGCATTGTGATTCTGCGACCATCTTTGGCGAGAACTGTTGCATCCCACACATAGTCGATGAAGCGACGAGCTTGTTCTGGTGCAAGAATACCACCTGGTGTTCCAGTTGGGTTAACAGAGTTTGCACCGCTTGAACCGAAGTTTGCTGTGGCAATGTTACCAAGCGAAGCTGCGGGTGAAAGGTTACCGTTGGCATCTGTGGTTGTTGCACCACCGATTGCTCCAGATGCAAAAGCACCATCGCCATTGTGTGCGTGTGCTTCAGTTGGAGATCCAGGATAATTCTTTACGATATCTGTATTTTGTTCTGACATATTGTTCACCTCCTAGTGATTTTTATGTATTAACTTAATAGGTCGGAATTTGTGAGGAAACGTCCGCCCCATAGGGATTTCTGAACCTTTACAGGCTCAAACTGCACGATCTCGCCTAGATCGCCAGACTTGCGGAAAGCAGTATCTGCAACTACGGCATCAACTCGCTTGCCAAACTCATTAAAGTTACCCTTGATATTGTTAACCTCACCTGTTACGCTATCAACGGACTTTGTTACAGCTGCTATCTGCTCATTAAGAGACTTGATAGTTGCAGCTAGATCGCCAAAGGCATTATTAAGAGACTCTTTAATTTCAGAAACTGCTTTTGCAACTTCTTGATTAACTGTAGCAGCAACTTCATTAACTGTGTCTGCTGCTTCTTTTGTAGTCTCTTCTTCTACTGCTGCTTCTGCAACAGGAGAATTTGCACCACCATCGATTGACTTAGCAACTTCTGTTTCTTCAACAACTGCTGCTTCTTCAACGACTGCATCTGTCTTTTCAACTTCTGCTGGCTGTGCCTCTGGAGCAACCTGTACATCTTCAACTACTGCATCTACTGATGCTTCTGCTGTTTCTGTCATAGGATTAACCTCCTTGGTAATCTTAATTGTACTAATGCCTTTAGCACTATCAACTAAGAACTTTATCATATCTGATTTTTCGTTATCATCTTTTTCAACAAAACCAATATTAGTCATAGCTTGACCAGTAACTGGGCTCACATGTGTTTCTTCTTGTGAGGTAACAACTATTCCAGATTCTTTATCATAAAAAACATTTTCTAAAACTGTTTCATCACCCTTGATCACATCTACCCCATCTACCTTTTGAACTGACATAATACTTGCAAACTGATTAGCTGGGCTGTCAACTAGTGAAAGCTCAATAAGATCATATTCTTTAATAATTCTAATTTGCTTATCTGCTTTTTCATCATAAGCATCGTCCCACTTGTTCATACGTCCACCAATAGAAAAACCAGTGTATGTTCCGTCTAGAACCTTTTCCCATGCATCTTGTGCACCCTTAGAAATATATGTTGAAACATATACTCCCTTGTAGAACTTCTTTGACTCTGGATCAAAATATTTTTCTTCCTTAAATGAAACCATCTTGCCTACTGCTGATGGCTGATGCATTTCTCTAATGTTCCCACGGAATTTAGCAAATGCTTGCATTGAGGCTTCTGTTGTAACAATATCATTCTGCTTGTCAAGGTTGTCTAGTGATGCAAAACCTGATACAATTCTACGACCCTCATCAATTTTTGTGAGAGGCATTGATAGACGAACGTTGTCGCCTTCTGTAACCCAAGAAGCCTTATTTATTTTCATATCGTATCTATTATACCAAACGTTTTATAGCTTTCTCAGCTATTGAGACGCTCTGCCTTCTCCTTGCGGATTTCTTCCAGAAACAGTTGCTGGACTATCTGAGGCATTGTTTTGCCTTTCAGTATCCCGTGCTCTGCTACCTGATGCGTTAGCTCTTGAATCTGCTGCTGCTCTTGCGGTCAGCTCTAGTGGATCATCCCCACCATCCCTTTGAGGAAGGTCAAGAATCTCACGTGCCTCATTAGGAAGCATGATTTGAGACTTAACATATTTTTCAAGAATCTGAGCTTGAGCAATCTCATCTGTGAGAGTAAGCTCATTAAACTTTAACTCAAGAATATCTGTTTGTTCTTTAATAATCTTGTTGATAATCTTTTCAAGATGATGTTGTGCAGGTCTAGCCACCTGCTCCTTAAATGTTCTGTCTTGTGACAAAGCTGCTGCTAGTCCAGACTCTGAACCACCAAGCTTAGAGATAGGAACTTGGTGAGCAATAAGAATATCATCACGATTTTGTTTGCGGTACTCTTTAAAAGAACCATCCTGAATACCATTCTCAATTGGCTCCATCTTAAACTCAACCTTATTTTGGTCAGTATCTCCAGGAAGAGGAATGTAAAGAGTTCTATGTGATTGAGACTTAAGACCTGTTTGTAAAAATCTAAACATCTTGTCTTCTGAATCACCACTTAGCTGAGCACCCTTAAGAGTAATAATATATCTTGGTACCGCTTTATTTTCAAAATAATCAATGTTGTATTGTGCTGCTAGCTTATCACCCATCAATGACGGAAGTGCAGAAATAATATCAGGTACTCCATAAAAAGTATTTAGTGGAGAATATTCTTTAATGTGAATAATCTCATTTGGACGTGCATCGTTAGTTACTGGGTTAGGATTCTTTGCACCGAAGTTACGGAAGTAAACAACTTTCTGACCAATGATTTGAAGGAATCCATCATGGAGTCTACGAACACGAACAGTGGTTGCTGGGATATGTCCGATATATCCAATTTGTCCTTCTACGTTTCTTCCAACTTCAATGAATCCATTTCCAGTTGCTTGAAGATCTGTGTAAACCTTTTCCATAATTTTTGTAAAAGAATCGTCATCATTCAAACCCTCTAACCATTCTCTAATTTCTATTTTCATTCTTTCAATACGCTTACGAGCACGAGCTACTTTTTCTGCATCATCACTATTTTCAAATCTAAGAGATGTGCTGTCTGTTAAATCAAATCTATATCCAAGACCAACAATATTTTCTACCTTTGCATCAATAGCTGCATGGTTAGCAAAAGATGTGTCATAAAAGTTAGCCAACTCATACATATTGTATGGTGGCGTAATTACATCAAACAAACCGTAACCATTACGATATACGGTTCCAGGGTTGATCTGCTTAGAGGCTGAACCATCTCCTGATGGCATTGCATTTGCTGAATCAAGATATGCAGGATCGCCAATAGCTTTATTTGCTACACGACTTGTTCTTCTTTTAAAGTTTTGATTTATACCGTTTAAATCTTTTAGCTCTTCCCAATTTTTATTAAATGGGTCTTGAGCAAGAAAAGGATTTTCTTCTTGTTCTTGTGTGTTAAGTTTTGCAACAATTGTGTTAGGATCTCTACTCATCGCTACCATACTTATCGTGAGTTTGCTTAGCTGCCATCCATGCTCCTAAGTCATTCATTGAAGGGATAAGACCCTGCTGTAATCTATCTAATTGCTCAGAATATTCTTCATCTGTAACTCTTGTAAGTCCAGGAACAAAAACGGCTTCTCCTAGTCCATCATCTCCATAGTGTGTAGCAGCAGTTTTAAGTTGTGATATTTTTGCTATATCACCTCTCATTGATTCAATGTTAAGAACGTTGCCGTCTCCATCAGTAAACCATTTGCCGTTTGACTTCTTGTAAACGTATAAGCCCCAGTTGTATTTCTTTTCAATGACCTGTCTGCGGACATTGCTTACAATAGGTTTACCAGTTTTAGGGTTAATTAATGCATCCATAACCATTAGTATACCATAACTCTAGTATAACTTGATTTCACAGGCATCTGTGGAGCAGTACTTTTCAGATTCTGCATCAAGATTGTCATTTCCATCATAGATAGCTGACCAGTCAATCTTGCCAATTTTGCCCACATAAGAGTTATATTCTTCTCGTGTGATTTCTGAGTATGGCTGCTGTGGATAAACCTTATCCCCCATTGGTAGGAAAGATACTGCCTTTAGCTGTCCCTCATACATATTGAGTGCTGGAGCCACAAACTTCTTTTCAGTCTCCTTGTCAAATGATAATGTTACAGAAACACCATTATCTGACCAGTACTTCTGAGCAGTTGCTGCCAAACCAATCTTTTCAAATAGGCTTACCTGCTTCTCAGAACGCTTATGTCCTGAAGCAACTGGAAAGTAAACCACTGAGGTATTAGCTGATACTAAGTCATCCTCAATCTTATACCCCGCTGCTTTAAAAAGATGAAGCATAGGATCTTGATTACCAAAACGAATAGCACGAAGGTAGAACTCTCCACCAGGACCCCAGTGAACTCCAGGAGTAGCACCAGAAAGAAGTGATACAGATCCTGATGGCTTAACTGTAGTTACACGAACTGATTCACGAACACAAAGCCATTCTGAATACGAATGATCATATTTACGAATTGTATTATATCCCTCATCCATCCATTCACGAATTACTGGAAGACCATGCTCATCAGCAAATGCAGCAATACCTGTAAGAGATGTTCCAATACGGCGGTTTCTCTGCATGATACCGTTTGTCTGTTGCCAATGTGTAGGCATAAGTGTTACAGTCTTTCCATAAAGATAAGCAAACTTTAACGTCTTGAGGAAGTCCTCCTTGGAGTCATGACGATTTAGGTGCACTTCTACAAGTGTACATAATTCGTAACTTTC